GTAGCTCAACGTGCGTGGAGCGAGTACCTAGCAAAGGTATTAATACCTTCGCCGGGAAGATCGCTCGTACTAGTGAAAGAGCTACAGAGTCAGACGCGGCTGAGAGGTCAATCGTATCGAGTAAACCCGATCGAGATCCCTCTTGAGCAAAGCGTTTATTGACTCCTTGGTCCTCTATGTGTATCATTGGACCGTATAGCTCCGAACTAGCCATGTTCTCCTGAAGCCACCCACGTACGCCTTGTTGGGCATACTGGAAAGCCGCGGGTTCCATGCAGATTGACCGAAGTGCCTTATAGGTTTTCGGCACAAAGGTTAATCGCGCGCACGATGGCAGAGATACAATCGATGATGTTGGTGACCAAAGCAGTTGGTCAGGCGTATGCCTACCGACATAAGAAAGCTTTGGTGGAACGATCTCGAGATACAAACACTTCTCGAGAATACTGGGACGCATTATGCGCTCAGCGACGTGGCCGGGCCCATGTTTAGGGCTAAAGTCCACTTCGTCCCACTCACGAGTCGCAAGAGATACAACATCCTTCACATTTTGTAACCATGAAGGTAACTCAAGCTGCTCTAAACGTTTTTCGACCTCGAGCCATCCGCGAAAGGCGGACGGTTTTAAGTCGGTGCGGTCTATACCAAACTTCTTGAGAAACTCACAGAAGGATAGTAGATACCGCAAAACGTTAGTGTCACCCGTCTTGTAAAATTCGTTATACTCCCGAAAAACGGGTGTTCTACGAAAAAGATGGTGGAGGCTCTGGATAGCCAGTAGTCCATCACTATCATCATGCTGTAAAGATTTTAACAGCATATGACCAAGACGGTCGTAGGTCCCTATTACTTCTAGAGGGTCAGAACATAGGCCCACCCAGAAACTACGCACAAGGCGTAGTGGTTTAATGGGATCTACAGACGAATCACCTAGCATGCTTAACCACGCCAACAAGCCCATCCGTAAGTCAGATGGACCTATGGCGTTGTCCGCGGTGAAAGTTGCGGTAGTGATGCAACCTTTATCTAAGACTGGTAAGCATGTAGAATCTGAGAACATTAGACGACGTCCGTCATCCCAGAGGCCCCACTAAGGACCTCATCGGTGATAGACGAAGTCTCGCCTGCGAACGGCACACGGGTCGCACCGTACGAAAGCGATCCAAGGAAAGAGTAGTCTACTGCGCCTGTTTTTCCGTTAACAGCTAACAAAGCGACTAGTTGCAAGAGTTTCGC